ACTTTCGGAACCTTCTCCGGCTCTCTCTCTTGCTTCGGCCAGCAGCCGCATGATTTCAAAAAAATACCGCTTCTGGTCGCTGCCCTGTGGTTCGTACCACCGCAACCCGGACATAAATTTTCTTCGCTGTAAGTTTCCGCGGACACTTCCCATACGGTACCGCAGTCGGCACATTCCAGCTTTATACCCGCCTGTTTTCCGGCTACGCTTAAGTCCTGGCAAGGAAACCCAAACGCCCAGACGTCAGCTTTCGGTACATCTTCAATACACATTTTCTGTATATCTGCCTGTACCACATGATCGCCTACATTTTCCCTGTATGTGGCTACAGCGTACTTGTCAAAATCCCAGGCGCCAACGATCTTAAACCCGGCGTTCTGGAAACCCAGACCAAGACCACCGCACCCACAAAAGAAGTCGTTTAATGTGTACAATTTTCTTTTACCTCACTTCCGCACAATGGACACACACCCCCGGCAGCTTCCCAGGCGGCCTGTAGTTCTTCCTGTGCCTTCTCTAACTCTCTGTTACAAGTTTCTACATACCTTTCAGCCCCTGTACAAGAAAGCTGTCTTGCTGTATAAATAGAATCCAATCTTTTAAGGTTGTCCAGTTCGTCGTACTTCTTAGAAACGCTTCCCAGAATGTCCGCCAGGGCTTCCATATTCCCCAGGAAAGATACTTTATAACGTAAGTCGCGTTCTTCTTCGCTTACTTCATTAAATCGCTTATAAGCACGTTCCAGGGCTTCCAGGGCTTGTGTGTCTTTTTCCGCTTCGTCCAGCATGAACGAAAGTCCTACCGCCTGGTCTAACTTCACTACCAGCGCCGACGTTCTTCTTATGGTTTCCTGTAAATTGATATACCCATACTGGAAACCTAAAAGTGCGTCGTACCTTATTACGTCTGTTTCCACTTCCTTAAGATCAGCCTGTAAGTCTTCCAGATTCCGCGTAATACGGATAACCCTTAAAGGTTCGTTCTGATCTTGTACCGCTTTCCAGAATCCTGTGTTAAGGTCTTCCAGCTTTTCTTTTTTCGCCTGTTCGCGTTCCGCGATACCAAGCGATACAGAAGCGACGACCACACCGGCCAGACGTTCCACTTCGTCGTAGTATTTAATACGCTGTTCCGTGTTCAGCTGGTAACTATTCATAAGGGCGGTAAGCGCGACGTGTCGGCTCTGATCTTCCTTTAATTTCGTAAAGGCAGCTTCCGCTATTTTAAGTTCAGCGTCGAACCGGTCAAGGTCGAAGTATTCCGTAAGGGATACTTCGATTTCCCCTATCTGTTTGTCGGCGTAAGAAATATCGTTACGTGTCTGGTGGGTCTTTTTATTTACCTCGCTGATCGACTTATCTACGATTTCTGTACCCGCCAGCTTTCCTAAGACCTTCGCCCCTACGCTTGCGCTTTCCGAAAGCATAAAAGGCGCGTCCAGCTGGAAAGCAAAATTTAAACAGGTTTCAAAGTCACCGTACTGCTGTTTTACCAGTCCCAGGGTTTCCTTAATCTCTGGCGGTATCTCTGCTTTTTCCCATGCTGTAGGGAAAGCGCTGTGTGTATAGGTCGTCTTACCCTTTCTACGGGTCTTCGTGATCGTGATACCGTTATCAAATGTTACGGATACCTTAACCTGGTCTACAGCTTCTTTAACTGACCCGTCCGGGTTACGGATTGTGTGCAAGAACGCTTCCCCGGTCGGCTCATTAAAAGCGAACCACCGAAGCGCTCTTATGATCGCTGTCTTTCCGGCGTCCGACGGTCCGGTAATGACCGTCAGCCCAGGGGAAAGACGAAAGGTACTATTTGTGTGTGACTGGTAGCCTTCTATCGTCACTTCCTGGATTTTCATTACAAAGGTTCCCCCTTCCTTACTTTCTCATTTATAAATTCTATAAGCAGCCACTTAGGTATCTTTATCTTCGGGCCGTCCTGTACATACGGGAAGCCCTCACTATGGATAAGTTCGTAGGTCTGTCGCTGGCCCTTTCCCAGAAAGTCCATTAAATCGTATGGCGTAAGCATTAAAGGCAGATCGTCCATACTTCTAAATACTTTCGGTTCTCTGGCTTTAGCCATTGTCTACCTCGTCGCCCAGGTGTTCCATTTCTTCTTTTTCTTCTGCCGTAAGCGGCGTATAAAAGACTTCTGGTACCGTACTTCCTACAGCTAATGCTATAGATTCCATAGCGGACTTAGACGGCTGCTTATTACCGTTTTCAATGTGGGATAAATGCCCCACGGATAACCCTGTTTTCTCTGACAGGTCTTTGAGTAACAGACCACTAATTAGTCTGTAATACTTTACTTTGTTCATTGCTTTTTTCTCTCCTTTGCCGTTGTCCTTGTGACGGTTTTACTTGTTTATTTGTCTGTGTGACAATTATACAGTGTAAAATATAAGGATACAAATACGACTTGTCTTCACGACAATTTTTATAACTTCCGCCGTGTGTCGTCGTTACCCTCTGTTATCCTCTGTTTACCTCTGTCACATAAAAATATTTTTAAACTGTAGTATCGGTGTCACGCGGTACAATTATGGCGTAAGGAAAACCGGATTTCTTCGCCCGTATCACTTCCTTTTCAAGCTTCAAACGGTCGTCACTCTTATAGATCACGATACAGCCGTTTTCCACTATCACTACTGCACATTCCACTAGAATACCCCCTTTCAGTTTGTAAAATCGGTATCCAGCATACGCCCACGGACTACAGCGCATAACTTGAAGATCGTGTTCCCGTTCGGGTACCTTCCGTCGTATCGCAGTATCCAGGTAATACCGTATACGTCTGTAAAACAGCGCCCTTCTGTGGCAAGGCGGCACCGGCTACCGTCTTTATTGTAATATGCCGCCCAGAAAAGGGTACTAAGTTCGTGGTAGATCGCTGCCCGGTGTGGTCGATCGGCGCTATCATAGTCTTCCCGGTTAATTAAAAGTTCCGGGCGTTCCCGCTGGCGAAGTTCACGGCGTTTCAGTTCGCGGCCGTAGGTCTGCTTCCAGATACGGTAAGCTTCTTCCTTTGTCATTCCTTCGCAGTCTTCATAAATTTGTTCTATGATCTGGAACTGATCGTAGGTATCGGGCGTTTCCGGCGCCCGTGTACCCTTTAAAAATTCGTTGTAAAGCATTTTCTTAGCACCCCTTTCTATTGTTTCTTAACCCAGTCTAAGAAGTCGTCTTTCGGTATCCGGTAGGAATTACCTAACTTCTTCGCCGGGAACCCTTCACTTTTTACCAGTTCGTAAGCCTGTCTTTGTCCTATCCCTAAGTAGTCCCGTATATCGTACACGGTAAGGAAGTTCGGTAAGGCTTCGTCGTTCCCATACAGGAAATCTAAGCGTCTGGAATTGTGTACCCTTCCGTCTTCGATCTCTGACGGTGGCTCTACAGCCTGTCGAATATCTGGAAGAACGGTACGAAGTACGTCGGTCGTGATCTGTGTTACCAGCTGGCGTATGTCTACGTTACTTCGTAGTGCCTGTTCCATTTTGTTAAAGGCTTCAATGTACAAAAGCTTCCAGTGTAAAGCAGCTGGCCCAGTGAATCCCATTACCAGAAGACTAAAGCCGTCGCGGGTAAGTTTAAATCTTCGCTGTGTTCTGTTCTTGTTGTCCTGGTAATCGTCCGGTATAAAGTAATCAGCCCAATTTTGGGTCGATTGACTTTCTAACTGGTTTATTAAGTCGTCGATACTTCTTAATACGTGAGTATGACGCTTCCCGAACCGGTCCGCTACTTCCAGGCTGTCCGCCACCAGAACGCCGTTATATGAAGTAACAAGCGCCTGGGGATTTCCTTGTATCATGTTATCAATGTTCATTTTATCGCCCCCTTTGTCTGGATACCCACATAGTCGCTTCCACCTGGGAAGAACACTTTTTAACCTCTACACCGTCACGGTAGATAAGATACTTCGGGGTAGGTCCGCTGTCGTCCTTCTTTACGGTGTAGTATTTTGTCTTATATACTGTTCTCATTTATGTACCGCCTTCCGTTTCTTTTTAATTGCGTCTGTCACTTTATAGTGTCATTATATAGCGCTATCCGTCACTTGTCAATAGTTATTTGCAATTATTTTTAATACATTCGTCACTTTATAGTGTTGACAGTGTTTCATTATAATGATATAATTGTCATACAGACAACAGAAAGGGGGTGTAAATCCTGTGGCTATGTCTGAAAAGATAAAGATAGTATTACTTAAAAGAAAAATGACGGTTACCTCTCTGGCGGAAATGATAGGAACCACACGAAGTAATTTAAGTAATAAGCTTAGCCGCGATAACTTTAGTGAAAAAGAGTTGAAAGAAATAGCAGAAGCTTTAAACTGTGATCTTGATATGAATTTCACTTTAAGGGATACCGGCGAACAAGTTTAATAAGTTACAGTTCGGAACTGGCGGCTCAATTTTGAGCCACCAAACTTACCCAGAAAAGACCCTACAGCTGCAAAGCTGTAGGGTCTTTTCTTTGTCGTCGTTGGGTGATATAATAAAAGAAAACACTTAGGGGGATAAAAATTATGAAATGTCCAAAATGTAAAAGCGAAAATGTTAGTGTCGATCTGGTACAGGTAGAAGGAAAGACTAAGAAGCATGGTAACGGTCTGGGTGGTCATATCAATAATACCGCGCGTGGACTTACAGCTATATGTACCCTGGGTATGTCTAACCTGGTATGGAAGAAGTCAAAAGGAAATGAGAAGACAAAGTTTAAGAACAAGACTGTATGTATCTGCCAGAACTGCGGCCACACCTGGAAC